AAAGAGCCGCGGCGGTTTGTAGACCGTCGGGCTCTCTGATACTGTTTCATACTATTAAATTAGCATTATTTGAGTGTGAATTGTGTGAAAGTGTGTCAGACAACAGCATTTTCCAAATACCGATCCACCACCTTCGACACCGTACTTCGATCCATGTATAGCTTGTCAGCTACCTCTTGCTGTGTCATACCATCCCGATAAAGATACTCGAAGATCAAGCGATCCCTGCTGTCAAAAATGGTCGTCAGGAAGATATCAACCTCCAACTGTAGCTTCTCCAGTTCAATCCGTTCATTATGCAGTTTCACGATCAACTCATACTGTTTATCTTTCCAATATTTCCTGTCCTTTACCTCACTGCCACACACTGTCACCATGGTTCTCTGATATGGAAACTGCCTATTGGAAGACTGCACCTTTCCAAGATATGCCTCCGGTGGATTATCTTTATAATGCTGCAGCTTCTCTTCGTCCTTACGGATCACTTCCGATAAAAATCTATACTGCTTCAAAATATCCTTCGTCATCTGAACCCCTCCTAAAATGTTCTCTGTGATACATTTGCTTTACAAATGGTAGCCCCATTTGCAAGCATTACTAACTGTGTAATTCCATCTGCTGCATCATCATGATCGTTCTTCCCAATCTGTACAAACATATTTAACTCATCCATCGCATCATGATATTCTTTATCCCTCTTATTAGCCGCAAGGAATTTACATCTTCTCTTTATATCTGGTGCATACTGAATGATCTTTGCCAGCTTGCTCATGGTATTTGGTGCCTTGCTGGAAGATATGCTGCATTTGTATCCCTCCTTTTGGAGCATGTCATCAATCTTGTCCGCATACTCATCACCACCGTTATTTCCCTCAAAATGTTCCATCTGCGGTTTATGATACAATGTTTTTCCAACCACAATCGGCTGTGTTACCGTCTTATCCCCCCGGTTAAAAATCCAATCTGGAATGTAAATATAGCCGTCATCATATTCGTACCCAAACGGCATCGACAGACTGTCACCGCCGCCCCAAGCCACATCACAGGCAGCCAATACACGGATCAAACTACTCTCAGGCGGTAACACACCATTGTACGTCTGCAATTCATCCTCTGCAAAAAGCAATCCCTCACGCACAAATGGGCGTTGCTGATATTTCGCCTCCCATTCGTTCTTATCCAAACGACTCTTCACATTCAGGAAATATTCCGTTGAAAATCCCTTGCCATAGTCGTAAACAAAATTGGACTCCCCATTTTCATTAAGTGCTGGAATCTTTCTGAAACGGTATCGTGGGTTATCCTTGTACTGTTTCTCTACTTTGCCAAGCGGATCCAGAATATTCCATCTAGTACCTACCATCAATTCTCTTGTACCGTCATTCTTACGATCAACAAGCAAGTTAAGATAATCCTGGTATCTGCCCTCTAATCGTGACGGCGACAAACTCTCCTGCCTGTCACGGACCATATCATCGACATACAGATAACCGTCCCATGATATATCAACCGCCCCCGTCCATGTACCCTCAATACCACGACAGGTTAATGTGGCAAAACGATCCGGATCGTTCAAAGTCACCTCTCTATTTTCCGCTGACTTTTTTTGCAAGAATGTCTGTGGGAATATATCCAGAAAATGATACTGTCTTTTTTCTTCCGGTACATCCAATTCCATAAGGTTAAGTGCTTCACCATAAAATCCACCTGCCAAGATACCACTGTGTCCTGACATCGCATTATGGCTATTGGGACGCTTTCCCATAATCCACGCCATGAAGAAAATGCATATTGTAGACTTGCCAACACGAGGGGGCATGGATAACCCATAAAAATCCAACTTGCCATCTTCCAAGTCCTGCAAATCATCAACTACCACTTTCAGTGTTCGTCGGCGTGGCATATAAAATCTCTTGTCCGGTGCCCGATCCTTTTCCATGTAATACAGAAAATCTTCAAAGAAATACGGTGCCAGCATCAGAGTAGCTTTCCAATACAGGGTTGCGAACTCAATGCTATTCTTCTTTCGACTCTCCTTTGCCGCAATCTGCTGTACTTCCTTTGCCTGCTGCAATGCAAAATTCAGATCATCTTTCTTTTCCTCGATTGCCATATCAAGCAATGCGCTAGCAAATTTTATATTAGTTAGGTTTTTTCGATGCAGTCCTGCTATAATTTTCTTGTTTTGTTCTGACATAAAAAAGACACCTCCATCAAAGCAGAGATGCCTTCGCAAATCTGCCTGTAATTGTTTCAGGTTAGCGACTACAACTGTTTGTAGCCGGTAATGTATTATTTATTGTATTTTTCAACTATATCTGCAATCTTCATTTTTCCTATCCGAGGTGGACAACAGATAAACAGTTGCAGATCATGTTCTTTCGCTTCTTGCATTTTATTCAAAAGCATCATTTGCGCTGAATTAAGTTTATATCCTAATTTTTCTGCATATTCGATAATTGTCATGCACATACATCCTCCTTAAAATCTGCCGCGTACCATTGACCAAATAAATCGGATAGACAGGATTTGAACCCATGACCTCTTAGCGAACTAAGTATTCTCCCAACTGAACTACTATCCGATACCGCAAGTTCACAGCATCTACTTACGGTTTGAACTGCTTTTGTTGCTGTATTTGTACAGTTCATACGGACTTTGTTATACCGTTCTCGAACCATCCCTAATGATGTTTGCCGAGAATAAATTGATAATGCCAACAGCTAGTTTCTGTTCTTCCATTGCCGACATTGGTTTCTGCACAAGTGTTGACACAACGCAGAGTGCGGGACTCGAACCCACAAGCCGAATTAACGACCGACAGATTAGCAATCTGCTCCAATGCCATTATGGAAACTCTGCTTGCGATGGCATTTTACCCAAGTTACCATCATCCATATGCTTGGAACCTACTTCATCACGGCTAGGTAAACTCCGTTTGTTGGCTACTGTGCTTCATCGACTTTATCAGCTAATTAAGGAGTTTCTGACACGGCAGGGGATTGCACCATCTGCAATGGCTTATCTGTCGGAAGTATCACACCAACGGTTTTAGGCATAAAAAATATCAACCACCTATTCGTTATTGAATATTGATGGTTGATATTTTTTTATTTCTTATTATATTGTTTTTTTACAAATAATAGTGCTAATTCAATCCTTATTCTTTTTTCGAATTGTTGAAGAATTACCTCTTCAATCATCGTAGACATATTATTTAGTATATTTTCATCAATGCTATTTGTAAACTTGTAACCATATGTTGAAATTGTCAAAATAATTCTAGCAATTTTTCCATTATCACCTTCCAATGCTATTTCATCACAAATAATTGATCCCTTATCATGAGAACGATGATCCTTTTTATCAAACACATACATCCCATTTGTAGCAGCAATTTTTTTATCATTAAAGAACAAAAAATTACTTTGACCGCTATAAATTTTGTAAAACGTAGTATTTTCATTTTTCTGTAACTGTGTTAAACTCATGCACTGAGCAATTTCCTGTTGGTCAATCCATCTCAGTTTATCATCAAGCTGTGGAAAATCATACGCCATTGATACACTAATTTGACTAAAGGGTGGCAATGTTATCTCACTCAAACAAGTCTTCAATTCTTTTGCAATACTCTTTAATTGTTTTTCAGGACATACTGTTTCATTAAACGGCTTGCTGAATGTACCTCCTAAAATAGAATTATTAATATATCCAAAAATAACCTCTAATTTGACATCACATATATTGCCTATAACATTCAATAATTTATCATAAACAACAAGTGTTTCATCATATGACTCAATTTTTTGTTCATATTTCTCAATTTCTTGCCTATGCTTTTCTTCTTCTATCACTTTTATCTCTTTATCTTTATTTGATTTATAATTTGATAAAATATTTATAAGCAATGCTACAATATAAATAATTCCAGTAATGGTAATTCCAGCTTTTGTTAAACCACCATTTTTTTTCGATAAACCAACTTGGACGCCTGCATATTTTACTACAACAGGCAAGTATACTGCTGGCAAAAAAAGAATTATCGTTTTCCATATCCAATGTTCATTGAGTAAATCAGCTAATTTCTTTAGAACTTTTTTGGCTTTATTCCAATGTAACATAAATAACTACCTTTTTTTTACCAGACTGCTTTGGGACTTCTCCAGTGCTCTTTTTGTTTCTTTTTCTTGACGCACTATTGAATATCTAGAGCCCGCAAGAGCATTTTCTCTTTTCGTAGATATAGTTTGTGATGATTTTTTTATCTTTACAGCCATCATAAGACTCCTCCTTGAAATTAATATATGAACATGGACATGATAATATGCATATTATATCACAATATACTCCAACCATCAATATTCAATTTTCAAAGAACCATTTTCATTCGACAAATTTCGACATCACATTTTATGTGCCCGAATGATCTGTGAAATCCTCGACTGTGAGCATCCCATCTCATCAGCAATCTTTTTCTGTGACCACTTTGCCTTATAAAGAGCCATCACCTTACCCTCATCAATTGATTTCTTTTCTCTTTCCAACTTATCAGGTATTACTAGTTCAACAGTGCCATCTTCACTGACTTCATTAATCCTATCCATCAGATCATCAACAATAATGTGATCTTTTGCACTCTCACTCTTCGCCTGATCCTCAAATATTCTCTGTTTTTTTACCCCATTCTTTCGATCCAATTCCATTACCGTCATCAAACAATAGTTTGCCAGATCAAGACAGGTATCTCGGAGGCCCTCATCCGGTACTCTCTGTTTTGCGCCGCCAGCAAGATTTTCCAATCGATTCCATTTATCTTCCATGCGGACCAGTGCTGCCGTAACCCCATATTTACCAAATAATCTTGAAAAGCTGTCTCCGTAGTCATGATTCTTCCGCACATATACATCATGCAGAAATTCAACCAATTTTTTGTGTTCTTCGATCTGATTCATGTTTTCTCCTGCCTTTCTCTTCTTTGAATCTTCTAATTGCAACGATGTCAGGAACAAGGTTCTCCGGCACCTTAATAACCGTAATCAACTTCTGGTTGTGAAATATGTATGCCATATCTCCATATAGCCGGATCTGATTGGCAGATTTATTGTAAAAATACAAACTGTCAACCCACTTTTGCAGATTTCCTGATGTCTCTGCATGCCGCACACCTAACTGATACACTTTCTTTGCCATTTTGTTGATTGAGTTCTTCCCAATACCGCATCTCTGTTTCATACGATATTTGGCATGCTTTGTTACGATCGTATGTACCACCCTCCTCCATATCCTTTTTTCAAATAATCCCCGCTGTGCTTTTGACACACATTCACTGCTCTTGCTACAGGGAAAAGGTGTAATAAAAAACTGGATTGGCATCTAGATCCACAATATCCCACTGTAAGAGAGGATTCAAACCAGTGGGAACAGGCATAGCAGGACTCAAACCTGCAACATCTTGATTAACAATCAAGCGCTCTACCGCTGAACTATATGCCACTAACCGATTTTCACCGGTTAGCATTCATGTTTATCGTGTCATGCTTAACACTATCTACTTCTTATTTGTCACAGTGAACGGAACGACAGATTCAGGAATATAATTGACCTCATATTTGTACTTATTCACTTTGGCACCACCAATATCTTCCACTACATACATGGTTTCCTGATTCAGGCCAACGATATGTTTTTTGTATGATCCATCCTCCATTTCACAGATCACATTGATTTTATTCTTGTTTTCCACTTCGAGAGAAAATGCACCGATGAGTTCAAATTCTACCTTGTCCGTTCTTGAATTGATTATCGCTAATCTCCGCAGCACATTGAAGTTATCTGCTTCCTGAGAGACATTCTCTGACACTTTTTCCGCTTCCGTACATCCTGTTAATGACATGGTTAATGCCACTGTCAATAACACCGCCAACAATTTCTTTTTCATTTCATCACCTTTTCCTTTCTGCTAATTCATGATCAAATATACGATTGTTCCACCAAAGCCAAGTGACAAGATCTTGAAGCCTACACTTGTGCCTGTATTTTTTTCTTTGCAATCCAACACAATCATCCACAACAACATCGCTATGTTGAATATGATTGTTGCAATTTTCAAAGCTTGCATACTACATCTCCTTTTTTTGTTTTTAAGATTTTTTGCATCTATTAATTCATGCTTACAATCATTCGTTCCCGATGCAAGACACTTTTTTGTTTTTTCGTTCCTTGAGGGGCTGAGCAGAGGGCTGACGCCCTCGCCTATAACCCCCGCCCCCCCTCTTTTTGCAGAGTTCGTATAATATGTAAAAAACGAACTTTCCTTAGTTTACAGCATTTACATCCTGTGCTATACTATTTATACGAACTAAACTACTTGCAAAATACGAACTTAAAAGGAGTGATCACATGAACAAAAAAACAGTAGCCTTGGACCAGCAACAATACAAAACCATCATATCAACCATCCGAAGCGGCTTTGTCTGGAACAAACATTCTTTCAAACCAAACGAACGCCTAGCTACTATCCTTGTTTTGCAAGCAAATCTAGGATTGCGAATATCCGACATATTGCAATTGCATATCAAAGACATTATCAAAGATGGCAGCAGGTACCGCCTTGACATATGCGAGCAAAAGACCGGCAAAGTCAGAACATTTACCGTTATACCTGACATCTATAACTATATCCTGCGATACGCAACGGACCATGGGATCAATAGCCAAGCCAAACTCTTTGACATATCAGACAGAGCTGTGCAAAAGCAACTCAAAATCGTATGTGATTATTTAGGCTATGATAACATCAGTACGCATAGTTTCCGCAAGTTTTATGCAACTGAAATCTATAAAAATAACGACTGCGACATTGAGTTAGTGCGCCATCTGCTACAGCACTCATCAGCAGCTATCACCCAACGCTACATCGGAATTCAACCGCCTAAGATAGAACAAGCCATTAGCAAACATATTTGCTTACTTTAAGCTCAACGCATCAAATGCATCACATTCAATTGTGGTGCATTTTTTATACCAATTTTACGGAGGATCTTCATCCAAAGGAATATCGGCTTCCAACATCTGCTGCACCTGTTCTGGTGTCTGATCTGCCTCAATCTGTCTTCGTGGTTCAAGAACAACCTCCTGCTGATCCTTCAATCCATCCCAATTTTTCTGCCAGAAGATCCCTGTAACGGGATTGATCTTACCATCAGACATCAACTGTTCCCGAATTTGAGACATAATTTGTCGACTTTTTTTAATGACGCCAGTGCGTGCCGAGTTGGGCTCCCCACGCTGAATGTTACTAACCTCTCCCTTGGTTAAGCCCCATGCGTTATACAATCCAAGGTTTCCGGGCTTGATATTGTTATCAATACAATACTGGAGATATTTCAGCGTTCTATCTCTTAACTGCTCTGGATCTTTCGTGTCTATCTCGTCCCACAAAGCAATTTCCAGAGCGTGAGCCGTTATCTTGCTGATTTCCTCTTTTGTGGCAGTAATGCCATTATCTCCAATCACAGGAGACTTTTTCCATGCCTGATTTTTTGCTACCATTCTATTTCCGGATCCTTTACCACCCAAAACATTCACCACCTTAATTTTTCGTAAAAATAAAAAATGAGCTATAAACAATAGACCTTTAAGAATACGATCTATTCTTCATAACTCACCGAGTTTCCTCAAAACCAAGCTCATCACTTGCCCGAATCAGCTCAACTGTTCGGAGTGATTTTACAATAGCAGATTTCCATACAAAATGCAAGAGAAAAAAGCCAAAAATTTACTATACTGAATTAATCTGTGCTGTTTATCACAATTCTTCCTGTTGTGATCTCCGTTTTCCACTATACTATACTATTCTTCTCTCCCCTATCCTAATCTTAACCTCTACTATACTAACCTAATCTACTCTACTTATGCGCCCAAGAAGTAACCATATGGGGACAAAGTGACAACCAAACGGTAACCATGGTTATTATTACCAAAATCAACAGTAAATTTTTGTATACTATTCACAATTTCAGAGTAAAAAATAGTTGCTATTTCCGGCAACCATCATGTAATAATAAAAAGAGAAGAACACGCAACGCTCTCCTCTTTCTTTGTACCACAAATCATTTCTGATCTGCTGGATCACATAAGATTCTGCCTATCAAATTTACTACTCCATTTTTTAATCATTCCACCCCATTTACTACCACTTTTTCACACATTTTTTGTGCTAATTTATGCCATTTTGCAACTAATCAGCCAAGTTTGCGCACACCGAAAAACCCATATAAATACTAGCTTTTTACCGCATTTATGACCACTCATAAGGCGTA